CGCCGCCGTTCCAAATTCGCCTGGAAGCCTTGAGAGAGTCGCTTGTCCTGGCTGGCACGGGCGGGCTGCTTACCATGATAACCGCGCCCACGGGCCTCGGCGATGGGACAAGCGACAAGCATGCCGACGCCTTCCGCATTTTGAAGGCCAAGGACGCCGCTGAAATTGCCGAGGAGTTCCAGCGGAAAATCGACAAGCCGCTCCTGGACGCGCAATTTCCAGGACGCCCGGTTCTTGCTTATTTCGCGCTTGACGTTTCCGACGCCCCGTCCCCGTCCTCCATTCTTGATGATGCGGTCAAGGCGAAGGAGGCTGGCTTCCAGATGGACGCCGCAGAGCTTACGGAAAAGACAGGCTATACGCTGACGCTTGCGCCAGCCGCCCCAGTTCAACCTGGCTTTGCCTTCAACCGAAAATCAATCTGCTCCAACCGTTCGGCCCTCAGGGTTTCAAGCAGGCCAATGCTTGACAAGCTGGTCGAAAGCGCAGTCTCCCCGGTGTCCTCCGCGCGCGCTAAAATGTTCGCCCCGCTGCTCGACCAGTTGAAAGGCTCCAACCGGGCGCATGCCGGAGCCGTCTTGCAGACCTGGGCTCCTGAGGAAAAGGACGCGAAGCCCTTTTCTGACGTCATAGCAAAGCTTGCGTTCAACTCTGCGCTTTGCGGCCATATCCCGATGCGCATAAAGGCTAAGACGCTTAAAAACTCCTTACGCTTGGCGAACGCCGCAGACAGCGGCTCCATCTCCGGCGCGTTCGGGCTGCCCTATGAAGAGGCGCGCGCGTTCTGGGCGCGCAAAGGGCTATCACAAGACTTGATCGACGCGACCTGGGCGCAAAGCCAGGCCTATGGCTTCAAGGTTGCCGGAGTCACCTCCCGAAACGCGCTGAACAGCTTGAAAGACATGGTCGGAAAGATCATAGACGGCGAGTCTACCGTTGATGAATTTGTGAAGTCCGCAACTGACATCTACGGGCTATCGCCAGTCCATGCGGAAATCGTCGCCAGGACAAACACCCAGACCGCCTACGCCTGGGGAAACTACCAGCTGCTCCAGGAGACGAAGGACGATTTCCCGATTTGGGGCTTCGACGTCGTTGAAGATTCGCACACCTCAGACATTTGCTTGCCTCTGGCTAACCTCGCGTATCCAGCGGATCACGACATCTGGGACACGCTCTATCCCCCGAATCACTACAGCTGCCGCACGACGATTGCGCAATTCATGTCCCAGGAGGACGCCGAATCCCAAGGCTTCAGAGTTATGGACTATTGGCCGCGCGATCCGTCGAAAGGCGACGCGCCTTACATGCCGCAAGACGGCTTTCAATTCAATGTGGGCAAGGTTCCCAACCTGGAGGACGCAATACAATGAACGCAGTGAATGCATTGCGTCTGGAAGGGCTGCAAGCGCAGCCCCGCTCGCCTAGGATGATTCCGGGACGGAATCTGGGCGGCGAGCGAGTAACCAGCGCGGCGCGAAGGCGCGTATTTCGCCTTTCGCCTTTCGTTTTCTGTCTTTCTCCCGAAAGGAGTTTCCCATGCTGCCTTTGACCGGAAAAGATTTTATAATGCCGCAAGACGGTTTCTTTCAAATTTCGTCGCTGGGGGAGTTTCCGAAGACGTTTGAGAATGGAACTGTGCTCATCCAAGTGGTCGATGGCGATTCCGTTCAACGCATGCTTGCCGCTTTCGCAAATGATGCGGCTCAACCAAATTTCGGCGGGCTGCTTGTAGACTTCGACCACTTCTCCATGAATCCCTTGACGCCAAGCAAAGCGGCTGGCTGGGTTACAGAGCTTCAAGGCAGGCCAGACGGCTTGTATGCGAAAATCCGCTGGTCAAAATCAGGAGAGGAATCTGTGCAAAGCGGAGAATATCGCTGGCCCTCTCCCGTATGGGAATTCGAGGAGATTGTAAACTCCCGAGTTCGCCCGGTGCATCTCCTGTCCGTCGCGCTCACTAACGACCCGAACATAAAAAACATGCGGCCACTATCAAACCGCGTAACAAAAGAAGGAGGCATTATGCCAGACCCCGCAAAGGGCGCGGAAACGCCCGCAACTCCACAGGGAAGCGGCGAGTTCGCCGCAGTCCTAACCGCTCTCGGCCTCAAGCCGGGCGCAACATTGGGCGATGCGCTCGCAAGCATCGCAAACCGCGACTCGTCGCTCGCAACTCTCCAGAAGCAAGCTTTGGAGACGCAGGCGGAGGCAGACCTTGAGGAATTCAAGGATGTCATCGCAAACCGCGAGGAGGTCAAAAAGTCGCTCATAGCGAACCGCGACTTGACCCGCAAAGTGCTGCTTGCCGCGCGCAAGGAAACGCCGAAAAATCCACAGAAAGCCGTTGTCAATCGCGCTGGAAACACGCTCCCAACGGGCGGCGCTCCAGCTGGCGACGACGCGAAGGAAAAGGCGCGTTGCGCGAGAATCTCAAACCGGGCCGCTGAAATCGCAACGACTCAGCGTCTCAACTATCAGACGGCGTGGTCTCGCGCCGAAGCTGAATTCCCGAAGGAGGGCTAAGACGTGAACGGCTATCCCTACAATGCGAAACTGAACGGGCCGTTAAAGGCCTTGCCGTCCGGCGACCTCACAGACAAGGAAGGGCGTCTTGTAAAGCTGGTCAACAGCTCCAGCAAGCTTGCCGCCGCGCTGCCGACCGCAGTCGGCGACCAGGCGACCCATGTCATCATGGAAGCGGAGTATGGCGACGAGCATGTCGACATCCAGGCGCTCTCCGAGTTCTCGGAGATTCCGCTTTGGCTCGTCGGCGCCTGCAATCCAGGCGACCAGCTTGTCAATGCCGACCCCGCGACTGCCGCAAACGCCGGAGCCGTCCGCGCGCTGCCAGCGACCGCAGGAACCTATCAGCGCGTAGGCTTCGCCCTCGAAGCTGGCGTCGATGGACAGCTTGTCAAAGTCTGCCCCTCGGCGCGCGCAGTAACGGTCTAAGCGAAACAAAAGAAGGAGCTCTAAAATGAGTCTCACATTTGGCCAGAACCTAATCGAATATTCGCAGGGCGCCGCAATGAACGCCGCCGCCCCTCTGGCGAGCTTCATTGCGCCTCCGGTGAACGTCTCCGCCACAACTGGAAAGTTCAAGCATTACGACGAAAAGCACCGCTTCTGCGTTCCTGACTCCGACAGGGCTGAAGGCGGCAGAGCTACCGTCGTATCCTTCAGCGCGACCGACAAGAATTTCAACACTGGCGACCATGCCTATGACTTCCCGGTTGACATTGGGAAATACACGGGCGCGGACTTTGACGCCGTCTTCAAGGAAGGCGCGGACACCATCGCGCAGTTCGCCTCGCTCTCCCATGAGCGCAAAGTCATAAACCTTGCGCTTGCCGCCGCCGGAGCTGGCACCCCCACCGTCTGGAGCGGAGACAGCCAGATCGACCCGATCCCGGTCATCAATGCGAAGATTCGCTTGCTGCTTCTCAATGCGGCGTATGGCTCCGCAATGACTCTTGGCATGGTCTTCGGCTGCAATGCCTGGATGAAGTTCTCCCAGAACAAATATGTTGCGGGCAAGTTCGTCGTAGGCGCCGGCGGCAATGGAGGCGTATCCTTCGCCATTCCGACCGAGGATAACGCATCCCAGCTCTTCCTTGGAAATCCAAGGTTGAAAACGTCCATGCTCGTCCTGGATTCCGCGCCAGCTGGAAAAGCGAAGAACATGTCTTTCCTCCTGGACGACGACGTCCTTCTCTTCACGCGTTTGGACAGTCCGACTCGCTTCGACCCAAGCTTCATGAAGACATTCCGTCAATCCGGACAGTGGATGAAGCCTGGCACCTACACCCGCGACGATGGCCGCGTGGAAGTCGCCAAGTTCGACTGGAGCGAAGACACCCAGGTCTGCAACGACGAAGGCATTGAACGCCTTGCTGTGAGCTAGGAGGCTCTTTAAATGGCTGCGATTGCAAGAGCACAGATTGATGCGGAACTGCCGCCGGACACAATCCGAAATGCGCTTGACTCCAATTTGGACGGAGCCGAGGACGTCGGATTGTTTGATAGCATCGTCTCCAATGCGGAGACGCTTTGCCGCTCGCATCTGGGCTCTGCCGCAGCCTCTATCCTTTCTTCAGCTTCTGTTACGCCTGACGCCTTCGCGGAAGCCGTGTTGTCCTCTGTGTGCCTCGTGCTGCTTCGCCGCGCGAAGACGGACAAGGACACCGTAGCAAGCTGGGAGGAGCGGCAGAAAGCCGCCCTTGCCATCCTGGACGACATTGCGGCTGGCAAACGCAGCCTGCAGCCCGTAGCGCAACGGCCCCTGATTGTACGCAAGCCGCTGCAATTCGGGGAGGGCATTCTATGAACGCAAAGCGTGAATGCGCGCAGCGCAGAGGCGGCGAGCGCGTAACCGGCGCGGCGCGAAGGCGCAATCTTCCGTCTTTTGCCTTTTCTCTTGGAGGTGAGCTATGAGCAGCATAATAAGCATGAAAGTCGTTTCCGACACCGCGACGCCGCTGATCCGCGCGGCCCTCGGCGCAAGCAAGGACTTGTCAAAGCCGATGCTCTCCATCTCCGCGCGTCTGAAAAATGACGTTCTCCGCAACTTCCGGGAAAGCGGCTGGTTCCCTGAAAAGTGGAAGCAATCCTCTGCCGCTGCCGATGGACGGAAAACGCTCATCAACACGGCGAATCTCAGAAACAGTTTCCACGCGGCATCTGGGAGCGACTACGCCTCTGTCGGCACAGATTGCCTCTATGCTCCCGTCCATCAATTCGGCGCGCTGATTTCCGCTAAGACCTCGCGCGGCCTCCGCTTCCGCATTGGCGGGCATTGGATCACAAAGCATCAAGTGAAAATTCCCGCGCGTCCCATGCTTCCGATTGACGGCAGCGGCCACCTTCACCCTGACACTGACAGAGCAATTTCCCAGTTGCTCCTGAAGCATATCATGGGAGGAACTGCGAAATGAGCGGAACGCAAGAGCTTTGCATGGACTCCTTGATTGACGCGTTCTCCCTAGCGCTGGCCGAGTCAAAAACACTGGCCGACTTAGCGAAGGAGACGCAGCCCAATGGCGTCTGGCGCGTCTATGACGGCTTTGACATGGGATTGAAGCCAGAGAACGCGCCAACCCCGGCAATCGTCATCCTGCCGCAATCTGACAGCGAAGCAGCTGACAACGCGAAAGAGCTTGTTGTTTTCATGCTGCTTGTCCTTCGCGACAATAAACATGATCCCTCCGCATCGGCGAATTTGATAAAACATGCCGCTCCAGGAATCGCAATGCGCTGGAAGAAAGCGATAAAAAACACGCTTGAGGCGCGCATCCACGGCACAGACGCAAAAGCCCTCTACATGACGGCTCAATACGACTTTAGCTCGCTCTCTGTAAACAATCTCATGACTTGCACCTTTACGGTCACAGTTCCGCTCCCGCGCGGGCTTGGCTTCAGGAGGCTGCTGATATGAATTTCACCGCCGACATCGCAGTGAGAAAGTTGTCCATCGACGGACGCCTGGTCTTCCGGGAGGAGCCAGCCGTCGCCATTGCGCGCGCTGACGGCGCGACCTGGTCGACGGGCGCGTATTCCCTTAAAATCTGCTATGGTGAAAATTTGATTGCGGCGGCAGTCCTGGCGCTTTCCAGCGACAGCTTGACTCTGACTGCGTCCTTGTCGCTAAACACGCTGGAGATAGAAACAGTTTTCGCAAGTCGCAGCAAGCAAGACCTGCTGCCCGTTCGCGCGATTCTCTGGCAGGACAATCCCTCCCTCCTGGTTGCGGACTGCCGCGCCTCCCTGGAATGGCAGCCAGTCAACCCGGCCACGCCAGACCCGCAAAAGCTTTCCGACGATTCCTGGAAGGCCGTTGTCCGGACTATTGCAACCGAGCTTGTGAATTCCGAGGCGTCCGCGCGCGCCGACGCTGACGCTGAGTTAGCGGATGCGATCGAGGGCAAGACGAATCTCAGTATAACCATTTCCGGCATTATCAAAGGCGATGGCGCAGGCAACCTTAGCGCGGCAGTTGCCGGACAGGACTTCGCCGCCGTAAACCATACACATGCGGCAGCGTCCATCTCCGGGCTTTCGGTTGTTGCGACTTCCGGCAGCTATGGCGATCTGCTTAATATTCCGGCAACATTCACTCCTTCCGCGCATACGCATGCGGCAGCGTCCATCTCCGGGCTTTCAGCGGTCGCTACCTCCGGCAACTATGCCGACCTTTCTAACAAGCCCGCGCTTTTCAGCGGCAGCTATGGCGACCTTTCAGGCGTTCCCGCAACGTTTCCACCTTCAGCGCATACTCAGGCGGCGTCAAC